GTCATATCTTTAATTCCAAATAAAATAGGACTAGTAACCCTGTGAGCTACCATTATTTTTCGCATAGACTCGCTAGATAAAAATTCATATTGCTGTGGAGCGTCACTTAATTGAACAGCCTCCATAGTAGCTGCAGAATCTGCGTTGTCATTAAAAGCTAATATAAATCTACCTGCGTTAGAAGTCCCTGTGTATTTAGCTGCTATCTTTTGTTCTATAATATTTCTTTCTTCTTCTGTTGGAGTTCCGTTGTTAAAATTAAGAAGCATTGAAGGAGCTAGACCGTTCATTATGTTGTTTAAATGATAGTTAGCTATTTCCTCTTCTAGTTCTGCGTATTGAATACCCCCTTGGTAATCTACAGGACTATAGTACTTAAATCCTGCTCTATAAGGTTTTATGTATAGTATTTCAATTTCATTATTAGAAGTTCCAAATACAGGTAATCTTTCTAGTTCGTCTCCTTGTTGAAACTCTTCCCAGTCATAAAAATAATAGTATGCAGGAATTTCTCCTTCCTCATTACATTTCTCAGCTCTTAGCGTTTCTATAGGGACGTGCTCTACTTGTGCAATTCTTGATCTGTCTTGAGTGTATATAATTTGCATAGCACATTGACCCATTAGTTTTAAATCACTAGCTAGTTTCATTTGCATATCTTCAGAAAGCATAGACTTCATTTGAGCATACTCTGCAGGTTTTCTATTTGAATCAGTAGCGTCTAAATAACGTCCTACGATCATTTGTGAAATACCGTTTATTAAAGCATTGTTAGTAGCCGAGCCATTATACCTGTCAATAAGAAATTGAAAGTAGTTATTGTCAGCTCCATATTGAATCCATTCTTGGTTAGATACTTCTTTGACTTCAGGAGTTGTATAAGTGCTTAATTGTAAAAAATTAACTTTCATATTAGTATATTATATAATCATTGTTTCCAGAAGTGTTTTCTATATATAATCCTTGGTTAATATCATAATAGTTATTTGTTTCTTGGTCTATAGTTTGATCTGTACAAAATATTTTATCTCTAAAAATAACAGTCCCACTAGTATTAGTAATTTTTAAATCATAAAACCTTCCTTCTACAAGATTTAAGTTCATTGTAATATACATCAAATCATTAGTTATTACAATTCCTACTTCGTCTTCCCACTCGTAATTAGCCAACTGCCACTCTAAAGTATTTGTGTTCCATAAAGCACCAGAAGTTGTAACACAGTTTTGATTGTTTGTACTTTCGTCTCTTATACAAATTTCTGCGTCTGTAACATAGTCCCTAGGTATTATGTTAAAAGTTTGCGGATTAGTAGAAGTCGTTAAAACTATCATTTACTTGTTTAATAGTATAACGTAATAATTTTACTTTTTGCATAATAAATATTTATAAAAAGAAAAAGGGCTGTAAAAGCCCTAATTCTAATCTAAACACAGAAAAAAACTTTTTATGCAGGGCTTATTGAAGCTCCTATTACTAATTTATTAACTGCAGCACTAGCACAAAAGAATGCAGGTAGCACCTCTTGAGCTGTAAATGTCATAGAAAATCCAGTAAAATCTGCTAACGCAGTTCCAGTTCCTATAGTTCCTGCAGATACATCTGCTCCATTATAAGCACCAACTAAAAAAGTATTAGAGTTAAAGTCCTCTACAAAAACGTGAGGATTTCCTTTTGCTACGTCTTGCAACTCAGCTTGAGTTTCTTTATCTAACTTTTGTAATTGTATAGTTACATTTTGGTCATAATAGACCGTTCCGTTTTCAGCAGATGCCGTTATCGTTTCTTCCATTCCAGAAGAACCAGGCTTTACTAAGTATCTATATGCAGCAGGAGTAGTACTAATATCAGTAACTTCAGCTCCAGTAACCGATAAGTTTCCTAAAGTTCCAAAGTCTGCTAATATTATACTCTTAATGCCGCCAACTGATTTAATACAAGGTAAATTTCTACCTTTTGCTAATAGTGTACAACTCATTTTTATTTGTTTTATAAAAAAAAAGGGCAAGTAGGTTGTCCCCACCTACCCTAAATTTTTGGTTAATTTAATTATTAAGAATAAACTACGATGTCAGAAGAGATACCATAATTTACAGCTCCACTAAATCTGCAAATTACTCTACAATTTTGTGAACCATCTAAGTCGCTCATATCTAAAAGTTTAACTTCATTCATATTTCCTACTAAAGAAGTTCCAAAGTAAATATTAGATTTCTCAGCAGCGAACATACTGTTGTCATTCATTCCTTGAGCAACGAATACTTTTACTCCGTCAAACGATAGAGAACCATTGTTCCACCATTGAGTACCCATTGAATTAGTACCTGCAGCACCTAGTCCGTTAGCTCCAAATCCACCTAAAGCTCTAACATAAGCTCTAGCTACATTTTGAGAAACGTATAAGTGAAGGTCTTCTTTTCCATATAAAGCAGAAGGAATTTGATCAATTACGAGTCCCATCTGAGCTATTACGTTTGCAGCATCTACTGCAGCAGCACCAATTTTTTGAGCAGCAGGGATAGAAGCATCAGCAGCGGCTAGAGTTACTAGTCCTGCATATTCTCCTGAAACTCCTGCAGTTCCTCTCCAGATAGTTTGCTCTGTTTTTTGAGCAATTTCTGCAGCAACGTGAGCTAAGATAAAGTCACTAAATGCAGGTGGTAAATTCTTAAATCCAGAGAACCCCATACTTTGAGCTTCCCAGTCTTTTAAAAAGTCAGACTTACATACTTGTAAATTTACTTGTAAGTTAGAAGGCTCTAAAATTCTTTCAGTTAAGTCGATGTTTGACGTTGGGTCAAAGTCACAACTTGCGTCTTGTACTAGAGAACCAGTAGAAACTTTTTTGATTACTTCTTTATAGTTGATATTTGGTTTTACTGTAATTCCACCATCATTAATTGTACTTGCAGAAAGTAAAGCTGCAGCTATGTACTGATTTCCAAAATCCCCTGAATAGGTTGTACTGATTGAAGTAGTTGTACCTAATTGTATATTTCTTTTCATTTTATTATTTATTTATTTATTAATTATTATGCTTCTGAAGCCCATACTCCTACGCCTCCTACAATAAACCACTTAGTTAAAGATACGGCTCTAATTATTACATAGTCTCCACTGTTTGCAGTTGCTTTAGTGTTTACCCAGTTTTTATTTACTACTCCACTTGCTACAGAATCTGCTGCAGCGTTAGAGATACTTCCGTTAAAACCATCTGTTGAGTGAGGGCTTAAAGTGATTGTGTTATTACCGTCTGCTCCTGTATTTCTAAATAAATATGTTAATCCTAAATTTTCAGAATGAATCTGAGGTAGAGAAATAACTAGTGCGTCAGTAGCTACGTTTTGGTCTACTCCTGCGTCTCCTGCAGGAATTGATAATGAAGCAGAGATAGTATTTTGTGATACTTGTACTCTTACGTCATCGTTACTTGTGTGTATAAATGTACTCATTGTTTTAATTATTATTTTTTAATTTGACTGATTTTTGCTAATACTCTATCTATAGTTGTCTCAGGTCTGTTTTGACCATATAGAAAAGTATCGTTCTTTTTTGTTGGTGCGTGAGCTAAAGGTTTTCTAGCAGGTTGTTTAGACATTTTTTCTTTTACTTTGTCTACTTCTCCATATTTTCTTTTTAACTCTTCAATTTCTTCTTTTACTTCCTCGATAATAGGACTTACTACTTCTACTACTGCAGCAATAATATCCCCCATTTCTGGAGCTACTTCGTCAGGTACTTCAACGATTACTTCTTCCTCCATATCTTCTCTTACATCTTCTTTTTCGTCTGCAATACCGTCTTTGTAACCTTCTTCTTCAGCTTCAGGAACAGTTTCAAGTCTAACCTCATCGATTAAACCGTCATCTTTTACGATTAACATTCTACCGTCTTCTATCATATATTCTCCTGCAGGAAGAGGAACTCTCTCATCTTCGTCAGTTACGATAAAAACGCTTTCTCCCTTGTCATAGCTATCGGCAAATATTCTAGTACCGTTGTCTAAGACAAGTTCTTCTAGTTCAACATTAACCCCTAGGAGCGTGTTGATCTTTTTTAACATTTCACTTGCTTTCATTATTTATTATTTATTTATTAATGTTTATTCTATACTATTAGCTTTATTTATCATATTAACAATAGTACTTTCGTTCTCGTCTTGTTCTCTGTATTCTAGTTCCATATCTATAAAAATTCGGTTTCCATAACTATATATTTCTGAATTGTTAGGGTCTATACCTAGCTCGTCAGATAATTGTTGATATGAGTTTAATTTTTCTTCTAGATTATCCATTTTAATTTTAAACTCTGAATAGTAGTTATCAAAGCCTTCAAACTTTTCGTAGAACTCGTCAGCTAATCTTTTAAAAGAAATATACTCATCATAGAAGTTTATAGCCTCTCCGTATGCAGTTTGATACCTTTCTCTACTTACTGTCTCAGCTTCGCTTAAAGCACTGTCTAAATCGTCTATAGCTGCTAGTTCTAATTTGTTTTCAGCTTTTAGTACTGCAAAGACTTGGTTGTCTTCAGAGTATAACTTATTTAGTATAGTTTTAAATGCGTTCATATTATTTCATAAAATTAGCAAGACCAAATCTTTCATTAGCTTCATATAATAATTCTTCATAAGCACTTTGGAATCTTTCTCTTACATTTTCACTATCCATTAATGCTTGAGTAATTCCTGCATAATTTCTTATTAATTCGTCAGGATTTACTCCTAGATCGTTAGCTACAGATTCTAGTTTTAATATATATTCTCTCATAACTTCAGCTTCTTCTTCTAAATTTCTTGCAGCTCCATTAAGTATATAATTATCTACCGCTATACTTAATTCAGTATTAAAATCATTAATTTTATCTATCCACTCATTTAAGAAATCTGCTCCATAACTAGCTTCATCGTAAGATTGCATAAAGTAGTCTTCGCTACTATCTATATCGTCTACTAGTGAAAGGTCTACTTTTTTAGAAAGTTCTCTTTTTTTGTTTTCTTTTAGTAAGTTGAATACTTTTTGTTTTGTGTTCATATTTATACTGATTTTGATTCGTCTCTAAATTCTTGTTTTTGGCTTTCAAACTGATCTCGGCTATACAGACCTTGTTCTATCGTTTGTTTATGACTATCGTAATCAGGGTAAACTTGGTTTACATCTATACCTAACTCATTTGCAGCTTCTCTAATTTTATCTAATACTGCTAAATCATTTTGCAAATCAACTTCAGTTATTAAAGGCTCTCCTCTTTGAAAATAAATAGAATATATATCTCTTCCTAGTTCATACCATTGGTCAAATTTTTCAGGAAACCACTCTTCAGTAAAATAAGTTAAGTTGTCTACTTCTTCCTGCATACCTTGATTGTCTCCATAAACAAACTCATCTAAAATACTTAAGTCTACTTTTTTAGAAAGACTTTCTTTTCTACTGTTTTTTAGTTTGTTTAGAACTACTTGTTTAATTTTAATTCCCATATTTGTTTTTTATATATCCACAAATTTTAGGAGCTGCTTCTGCTCCGTATTTTTTAGTTTGATCTGCTATACACTCGTCCCACGGATAGTCTTCTAAGTTAACCTCAGTTTCGATTTGTCTTAAAATTAAAGGAAAGTTCAAATTGTCTTTATACAATTTCTCAGTAATCTTGTTTAGCATACTCATACCTATTTAACAACTATAAAATTTATTTTGCATTTTTAAGTTATACGAGTAATAACTCCAATACCTTGAGCCCATAAACTACCGTCACAGCATTCCCTAGAATAAGTGTTTTCTTCTTCACAATAACAAGCCCTAGAACTACTATTAGGACTAGCAGGATTCCAACGCTCCCTATAAGGCATAGCCTGGCTGCGTCTATTCATTTTATTAGTTCTTTTTCTTACTGGCATAGTTTGCGTTTTTAATTAAAAGCTCTTTTAGTTTAAGCAAATTAATACCTGCTTTTATTTCTGAGCTAAGATTATCTTTAATTTTTTCATTAGGTCTTTCCTCTTTGTCTAAGAAAAACCCTTCTATACTAAAACCTTTTACGTCTCCACTTTTTACAAAGTCATTCCAGATTTCCTCGTTGTTTACTTTTACAGCACCCATCCAAGTTCCTACAGGAACGTCCATACCATACAAAGCAGTTTTATCTTTTTCTTTGTCTTCTACTATCCAAGACTCTACAAGTGTTAATCCTTCTATATCAAATTTGTGTTCTAGTGTAGCGTTGTTTTGTTTTCCGTTCATTAAGAATAACTCACTAGCTTTTTTAACAGTTTCTTTAGAGAAGTAGATATAGTATTCTTCTTTTCCCTCTTTTCTATAAATAGTTTTATTAGGAATTAATAAAGCACCCATTAAGATTTTTTTTTCATCGTCTATAGATTTTAGCTTTACTTCTTTTTGGTCTTTTAATGCTACAAAGTTTTCTTCTATAGCAGGACTTTCTACAATACTGATTGCGTCAATACCTCCGAACTCGTCCTCTTCGTCTATAATTAGTTCTACTATCTTCATATATATATAACGTATTAATTATTAATTTTGTTTTTATCCTATCGTTGCTCCTTGTACTATATTTCTGTCAAGGCTTTGAGCAGTTGTAACTTCAGTACTTACAACGTATGCTTTTATAGGTTCTTGGTTTGCTCCTGCTATAGTTTCTGCTAATTGACTAGTTTCGTTTTGTCCTACAATATTAAATGCAGGTGCACTTTGAACTGGAGCTTGAATTGTTGGTGAACCTTTGTCTGTTCCACCTGCCGCAGTAGCTACTTTTTTAGTAGAACTGACCGCAGATTTAATAGCCATTATAATTCCTGCAGCTTGTCCTGCATAAGCAAGTAATGGTAAAATGTTTTGAGGAAATCCTAGTTTAGCAGTTTCTGCAGTACCTGCGGCTATAGAACTACCTGACTTCGCAGCATCTAAATTAGCTTCGGCTACAGTTATACTAGCTTTGTTTTGTAGTGCTCCTATATCAATTAAAAACTCTTGTAGAGCTATAGCTTGTTTAGCAAGTAATAACGCTTTACTTAGTTTAGACTCCTCTCCTCCTAGTTGAATTAAATTATCTAAAGTGTCAGATTTAAATTTTCTTTTCTTTTCTTCTAAGTCTAATTCAGCATCTAATACTTTTTGTGCATCGTCAATTCTTGTTTGTTGTAGTTTTTTAAACTCTTCGTTTTCTTGATCTTTTACAGCCTGGTCTTGTTCGTCAAATTCTAATTGTTGATCTGCTAACTTTTGTCTTTTAGCTTCGTTTAATGCTAGTTCAGTATCCGCATCTAGCTTACCTGCCATTATTAACTCGAACTTTAAGTCTTCATAATATTTTCTTATAGCTTGTAATTCCGCTTGTCGTTTGTCTTCTTTAGAAACTATAAGAGCTTTAGCAATTTCCTCTTCAAGTTTTATTTCTTCTTTTGCTGCTTCTAGTCTTTGTTTTCTTAATTCGTCTGTAATCTTTTTTTCATCGTCTAATTTTTTTTGTGTTCTCTTTTCAGCAGAAATATCTAAATTAGTCAAAGAAGTATTTATCTTAAATTGTTCTTTTTTTAATTGATTAATTTTGTCTTCTAATTCTATTTGTTCTTCAGTTTGTGACGCTTTCTTTTCTGATTCTATTCTTGCTAAATTTTCTTGGTAATTAGAACTTTTTCTAACATCAAAAGAGGCTTTAAGTTTATCAAAGAAAGTAATTTCATTATCTCTAGCTTTTTGCTTTTCTAGTAACGCTTGATTTTCTAGTAACTCAGCTTTAACAATTTCTTGTTGTATTAATAATGTCTTTCTTAAAGTTAATAGAGTTTCGTCTGTAGACTCTCCTTTTAACTCTTGAAGTCTAAGCTGACTATTTAATAAGTCTACTTCATTATTTAATAATTCTTTAGTTCTTTCTAGTTCTACTTTTTGTCTTTCTAATTCCGCAGTTGCTCCTGAAATAAATCCTACTATATCGTCCCAGTATGTTACTATAGTACCTAAGGCTACTACAATAAGTCCAATTCCAGTTGCTGCTATTGCTACTCGTAATCCTTTAAAAGTTTTAGATAGTCCTTTAACAGTTGTTATACCTTGACTAATACCTTTTTGGAAATCCTGGAATTTAGTTATAGCTCCACCTGTAGCTTTGTCTAGAAGTCTTACAGCATCTCTATTTTTAGACGCAGTTTTATTAAACTTTTCTAGAGCAGTTTGCACTCCTTGTATTGCAGCCTCTGCTTCCTTACCGCCTTCTACTCTTATTTTTTGGATTGAATCTGCCATTTTATTTCTTTTTTAAGTTTGTTTTTTGCCTCTTTGAAGTTAGTAGACAATTTTTTAGCTCCTTGAGCAAACCTTATATTCTCAGTCTCTCCGTTAGCATATTTTAATAATTCTATTATATTTTTAATCATAATTATATTTTAAGGTTGTGTACAACTAATTGCAGTTATAGCTCCACTTCCGTTAAGTGTCATAGACATAGCTAAAGAACTATCTGAACAATGAGTAGTAGTAGCGTTACTTCCTAGCTGTGTATAAGTTCCTGCTCCTAAAGCAATACTTAAACCTACGTCTGCATAAATTATGTCTCCATTTTTTAAATTTTGTGCATTTCCAACATTAGATTTATAATAAACATCTCTAGCTACATTTTGATAGCTTACACTAGTTAAGACTAAATAGGTTTGTGCAAAGTTATTAAGTAGTTCTATATCACTCTCTCCAGTTTGCAAGTTTGTTTGAATACTATTAATATTAAAATTTCTATTGTTAATAAATAATATATCGTTTAACTGTAGCTTAAATAAAATCTTTAAAGGTAGATATGCTTTAATACCTATTAGTCTACGATTCCTATTAAATATATTTCTTATATAGTTTCTGTAGAAATTATTAAATAAAGTTCCACTAAAATTATCATTTGCGTTATACTCGTTTGTCTCTTCATAAAAATTAATATTACTTGTACTAGTACTAGCGTTTATACTCACACTATTAGAAGGTATAAAATAACTTGTTAGTTGTTTATGTGAATTGTTAGCATCTCTAAAAGCAATAGACTTATAGTCATCTGCAGAAGAGTTAATTAATATAGGATAAAATAATAAAGCCTTTCCTAAATAGGCATCCTGGTTGTCGTCTACAAAATATCCATATTGTATAGACGTAGAATTATTTGCAGGAGTCAAAGTTGTATTTGCATCTACTAGTCTTTCGTTTAAGACGTGCTCAAAAGGAATTTGTATAGAGTAAGTCGAGTTATTACCATCAAAATTATTTCCTTGAGTTTCATCGTCTCCTTTAAATCCTTCAGCACCCCAAAGTTTTCCGTTTAGTTGATCGTATTGTTTAGCTAAAAATGTTTCTGTTCCTTCATAACTAAAGTTAATTTCTCTATAAGGTAAAGCTATATCTACAGTACTAGCATTAACATCTACATATTCAGAAATATCATAACTATTAAATGTACTATAAAAATCGTCTAGAGGTTGAACTTTTATTTTTCCAAAGTCTGCGTCTGCAGCGTCTTCTACTGAAAATGCAGTTAAGTTAAACATTTGAAATATACCTGTTAAAAAATCTAATACTTTTATATCTGGGACTTGTTGACTAACTATAAAATCTATTGATGCGTCTGCGACTACGGAATTTGTTGTAGTAGTATAAGTTTCTTGCCATCCTGAATTACCAAAATAACCAGATAAAGTCCATACAACAGTAGAAAAAGTTAAGTTAACTCCTGAAGCTACAAATATAGTTACAGTATATCCTGCTTCGTCCATTATAGGCATATCTGATTTATCTAAAATTTGTGTACCTTTTAAACCAATATGAGAAGACCAAGGCACTCCATTTCTAGAAATTACTACGTCATAAAAATCAACTGAATTTGATGTATTTAATGTTAAACTTTGTGTAATAGAAGGCAAAGATGTATTAGGACAAGAAGCACTAGCGTATGGATTACAAGACGAATAAACTTCTAGAGTCGTTCCAGAAAGCATTGTAGTAAATTGTTGAGCTACTCCAAACGATGTTATTGACGTAGGAAAACTTTCAATTTGAGTAGCAGGTTGCACACTACCTTTTTTTCTATGTAACCATATAAATAAATTATAGTAGGTTGTATTTGTAGAATTAAAAAAATCATTTGTAAAATCTATATCATAAAAACTTTCTATTGCTTCTATAATTTTATTTACTCTTATAGCATATTTTAAGTCAGTATATAAAACTCCGTTTTTAGTACCTGAATTATGAAAATATAAATTACCATCAACTACATTATGAGTTTGAGAATTATAATATAATCTAGAAGGATTTAAGTCATTATCTTCATTAGAAGCTCCAGACGTAATTAAAGGACATAAAATATCATTACTAATACTTTGTAGTCTAGCTTCTATTTGAGCACTACTATAAGTTAAAGACAATGTAGCTAACGCAGGTAGAGAAGCTAATTTATCGTCTCCTAGTAAATCTTTTAAACTAACAGTCTCTCCATAAAAAACAATTCTATAAGAACTTGCTTTATTTATTTTAAGGTTTACTCCTTCTAGTTTGATAAAACCTTTTTTATATGGTAAGTTGTTTAGTTGTATTTCCGCAGGAGACTTTTCTCTAGCATCATAAAAGTTTGTGTCTATGTCGTAATTATAATAATGTTTAAAAATAAGGTTATTAACTTTTGAAGCAGGAATTGTAAAATCCTTAGTAAAGCTGACAAATATTTTTCCTGGGTCTTTTATGTTTTGTATTGTTTGGTTTATAGAAACCGTTTCGTCTTTAAACAGATCAACTCTTTGACCTTCAATAAATAGTTGTAGTTTTTGCATTATCTAACATTGTTTATGTAATCAAATGACATATCAAAATCAAATGTGTATTGTATTAGTTTATTATTTAATACTGTCTTTTTAGTAATACTATTTTTCTTTACGTTCACTGGGACTACTTCACTAGAACTAGGATTTGTCGGTACTGGTCTAGTCATCCATATTTGTTCTGACAATAATAATTGTTCAAACCATTGGTTAGCCCATTCAGGATAAAAGCCTGAACTTAAAGTTATATTAGTATTTGCTATAGTATTGTAAACTTGTTTAGTATGTGAGTTAACACTATAAGTTCCAGTTGAGGAAATTATATTTCTTTGGTAATTTTCACTTTTTTTATTAGTAGTATTTACTGATTTTAAAAAGAACCAAATATCTTGTAATGCTCCAAACTTATTTACAAAAGTAACTTTATGTCCGTCTCCGTATTTAGTACAGTCTACTCTTTTTATATTCATTTTTGTTCCTGCAGGACTACCTGTTATTTCATATTGTGTTGTATTATAACTTTGATAGCCCATACTTTCGTTTGCAATTATATAAGGAATAGACCCTGCTGTAGAGTTTGGAACATAAATATAGTATTCATCATTTATTCCTGTATGGTCAGGGTCTCCACTTACTAACCAAGTAGGACGAGAACCAAAAGGAACTACAGGATTACTAGCCTCCATAAAAGTACCGTAAGCATCGTAACCTATGTCAGTAAAAGTAGTTCCATTAATTAATGCGTCAGCACTAGTGTAAGCATTTACTACCGTAGATATTGATAAAGTTTGAGCAGTATAAGTACCGTTAAAAGTAATAGTTAAAAAGTCTAAACATAATTCAGATATTTCAAATAATACAATTGCATTAGTACTAGTGTCTTTTCTTAAAACATATTGAGGAGAAGCTGCTCCATTTATTGTTATTGAACAAGTTGCATAAGCTGCGTTTGTTCCTGCAGTTATTGTTTTATATTGAGGGCTTCTTAATGCTATTGCTGCCATTATGATATTATTATTATTAAATCGTTACTTGAATCTACACTTTCGAAAGCCAATTTTATATCTCTTCCTAGTGCGTCTTCTAAATCTGTTTCTAGTTCTCTAGTGTATTTATTAAAAGGAGCTGAGAAGAAATTACTAGCTTGTAATCCTGTTAAATATATACTTCTTGTTATTAAATACTTTGCTGATTTTTGTGTTATAAATCTTCCTGTTTTTGGGTCTCTTCCTTTTATCGGTTTTCTATCTACCCATTTACTAATACCCTCTCTTAACCCTCCTTTTTTTCCTGAGCCTGTTCCAAACTTGTAAGGACTCATAGGAGCTTTGTTGTACCTCTTTAGAGAATTAGAAGGCATCTTAGAAGGAGCTGCTCCCTGGACTCCTTTATCATAAAACGTTGCGTAATTAGTAGCTTTAAAATCTAGTTCTATATTGTCAGAAACTTCTGAAATATTATAATCTAAACTATTATATATTTCTCCATTTGCATTCCCTTTATTAGATAAATTATTTTTAGCTTCAGATATTACATTTAAAGCAAACGCTTCTAGTATTTTATTTACTTCTGCTAACATATATAAATATCATTTTCTACAGTTATGTTTACATTCATAGCCCATCCGACAAGTTCGTTTTCAAATCTATCAAAAAATGGTTCAAAGGTTACATCAGTACTTACCTGGTACATATCGTTAAATAAGTTTCCAGACCTCATTTGTTCTACAAGTTTATTACCTACTCCTAGCTGAGTATTAAGAATATCCATTTCATCTGTATTGCCAGTAAATTGATCTACTACTACAGCTTTGTTTATGTCTATTATATCCATTAGAAGCACAGTCATATTGTATGTCATTACTTGTCCGCTTTGAACTACGTTATTCATTATAATATGAGACAAAGGAAATATAGTTTGCTTTCTTAAATCTACTTGAGATATGTCTCCAAATGTAACTGTCTTTACAAAAGGGCTTTTTAAAAGCTCCTCTTCTAGTTTAGACATTATTAAATAGTAACTTCTTATACCTCTTTTATTACTCATCTTTTTTTAATTTTAGATACCTGTACAGTATTTTTTTCTTTTATATACATTAATGCACTTAAACATTTATGGAAATTAACTTTAGTAACCTCATCTAGTTTAGTTACGTCTTCTTTTGCGAGTCTCCAGATAGAGTGATACCATCCATACTTAACATTGAAGTTAGCTTCTCGTGATAAATCTGCGTCTTCGGATTGTTCAAAGAGCTCTTCATAACTTTCACTAAGTCCTTTTCTAAAGTCCAAAAAAAAAGCATACAGCCCATTACTAAATTTAATGGCATACGTTTCATTACTTCCCAATAAGAGTCCCCTTTATAGTCTTCAATTTCATAACTACCTTTATAGTTTTGTAATACTGGTCTATATAAAACTGCCATAGCTTTATGCATTTGCTGCCAGTCTACTATATAAGTATCTACGTCTACATACTCTCCAAAAGTCATATCGTCTAGCTGAGGAATAAAACCAAATTCCATATTATCAAAACGCCATCTACTAATTAGCTGCGGCTTTTCATTTAGTGCTTTATTGATTTGGTCGCATATACTAAACACATCACTCATTTTCAGTTTTAAAGAATTGTCCGTAGGAAGTCCGCAAAATATTTCTAGCATCTTAAGAGCTATACTATCTTCTGTTAAATCTTCGTTAGAACATTCGTCTAAAAACCTTTGGTATTGGTCTAGAGTTATGTCTTGCATTCTAGTAGGTACTTTGACATTTATTTCCATATACTTATATAACGTAAAAATTAATTTTTTTCACAAAAAAAAGAGTAGCCTTTCGACTACCCTAATTTAAACAACTTAACTAACTTACCAAAACTTTGGCTTTACAGTGTATCCTATCCTACTATTATGAAATACAAAACTATTACAACAAAACATATAAACGCAGTCTTTAATACTCGAAAAGTTGTTCTTTCTCTTCTTGGGCTTCTTCCTTGGTTACTTCTATATTGTCTCATAACTCTATTTTTATTATGATTAGACCATTCTTTATTAGTCATTAAGATATAAATAATGTTTCAAATACATTATACAAAAGTTTTGTACAAGTCATTAAAGTTACTATAGCAAATGTAAAAGCAAATACTATAGCTGTAAATTGAATTACTAGTCCTGACCAGTAACTAAGGAAGTTATCTATTTTTTCTCTGTTCATAATTTTTATAATTCTTTTCTTATAATTTTACCTTCTAGGTCTACTATAGTGTATCCGTGAAATACTAAAAGATCAACAGCTTTTTTAATATTCTTTACTCTTTCCTGTATTCTATAGTGTTCAAATATTTCGTTTGATATTGGCATAATTATTTTTTTTGAGTTAATTCGGGAAGACCCCATTGGTTATAAGTAAGTTCTAAGTCTAAAGGAACTCCGCAGTCTTCTCCTTCACATTTAAAATTGTCTATGTGATTATCGTGTCCGCAAAGTTCGCAAGGCTTATATTCTTTTCTCATAACTTAAAGTTACTAAAAGTTATTGACATTACCAAATAGTATATAAACAAAAAAAACCAGCCCTCTCGACAAGACTGGTTTACAAGAGTTGTAAAAGACGTTACTCTTACATATTTTAGTTGCATTGTAACCTCATTATGTTTTAAAAACAATTTTTGTTACATTCAATCCCTCTGTCATCCTACAACTTAAACATAGTTTATATCACTTCAACTCTTTACGCTTTCTCGAATTAGTTTTAATCTTTTCCGATTATACGTTTGCAAGGTTACAAGTTTTGTAGATTTTCGAGTCTACGCCACCTGACGCTTACTGTTTTTAAGTTTTATCATTTCAGATAATATTGGTTTAAATATAGTTTGCTGAAACTTTATAATAGTCAGCATATTATCTGCTATCTCATCTTTTTTAAAAGCGAAGTATTTTCTACATAATTCTAAATACTTTTTGTCTTTAATACTTTTATTGTTTAATACATAAATAAAAGATTTAAGCATAAAAATTGCAGCTTCTGGATTTTCTTTTAGGTCTTTTCTAAAAGTGTTACTCGGATTCATTTTAAAAGTCATAGGTTAAAGTTTAAAGGTTATACATTTATTACACTACGAATATATAAAGTATGTGTGCAGTAGACGTGCACACTTATTTCCAGAACTCTACTTTGCCGCACTTAGTACAGTAGAAATAAAAACCATTTTGTAATGAACCAGTAGGAGTCATTGGTATTTTACAAGCTCTACAAGTTTTACCTGATTGCGTACTTTCCATAATTAGGTCTTGCTAGTTTATTATAAATTCCGTATCTGAGGCTGTCGCAAAAATGGTTAAATTTATCTTCAGGTTGGTTAAGGATATTTCCGTTCTTGTCTTCTTTCCATTTATAATTACGAAACTCTTTAATAGCGTTTAGACTATTTTTCTTAACGTGAATAGTATATCTCTTTAACATATCAATTCCTATATTAATAGAGTCACGTCCTTTTGTACTAGGTTTTATATTCCACCCATATCTATAGAGTTCATCGATTGTTTTCGGTTCTGCTGAATCTGCAAAGATTTCATCACGTCTATTAATTTCTAGACTTAACAATTCATTATGTATATCTCTATTTGTCATTCCTGTTCTGTATAACAGCTCTTCACAGTAAAGGTTAGTATCGTGTAAGTAAATTTTAGAAATGCAAGTAGGGTCGTTAGTATAGCCAAAGTCCATTCCATAAGAAACAAACTTAGCATTGTCAGGAATAGTTTCTATTTCTCTAAATTGAAATATAGTAGCTTTGCTTTGTCCTATCTCTCCTAGTCCATATATCCTCCAGTAATTCTCGTCTGTGTATTGTAGTCTTTCAATTTCTTTTATTATTGATTCTTCCAGGAACTTATTATTTTTATAAGTAGTTCTAAAAAAGTCTGCGTCTTCTCTAGTTTTTACTTTGTCATATATCCAGTGAAAATCGTCAGAAGGATTGTAGTCTAGTATAATACGTCCTACTGTTCTAAAGACGAGCTGATTCCAGTCTTCCCAGGTGCACTCGTTTGCTTCATTCAAAAAAAGTATATCTCTTTTACGTCCTCTAACTTTTTGAGGAGAGTCTAAACTTATAAACTCTACTAGGTTGTTGTTTATCTTATATTCGTGACTTGTCTTGTTATGATCTTCTTCGCTGTATAATTCGTAATTTTTTAGTATCTCAAAGAAATCTCTCATAGCTGAGGTTCTTAACGCAGGAAATGTTTTTCTGCAAATAGATATAACTTTGTTTTTGTTTCTTAGACAGTAACCAAATATAATCCAGATTAATATATTGTAAGTTTTACCAGACCTAGAACCTCCTTGTTCTATTACTATTTTCTTTTGGCTTTTCTCTAAGTGTTTCCAAACTATATTAGTCTTTAAGTCTTTCACTCTACTACTTCAATTCTAAATTCTTTATTGTCTCCAGTATCAATTTCTTGACGTGGAACATAGCCTCTAGATTTACCGATTGTTTTTAAGTAGAATATAATAGAAGTTTCTTTCTCGCTTTTAATACAGTCAAATAATTTAGACTCTACAAAATCTATAGCTGAGTTCTTTATGTCTTGTACTTTAAGTTTGTACTCTTCGTCTTCTTCTAACCATCTATAATGAGTACGTCTGTTTATACCTGCGTTTATACTTGCTGTCGATACTATGCCTAGGCACTGATCTAGAGCTTCTAACATTTTATCTTTATTTTCTGTTTTCATTATATCTTTTTTATAGTGTGACATTTGAGACATCACTCTACTAATATAACGTAAATATTTTAAGTTTTAAATAGTTCTTATAAACGTATCATATTTTCTAGTTCCTCTTCTTTTAATACATCCAGGATTTCTACTACTTGTTCTATGGACTCTATGTTTTCTAGGCTTTTAAGTTTATTCATAATAAGAAGTAAGTCTTCAGCAGAAACTGTAGTTTGTTCTATTAACCTTTGCCAATTATTAAACTCTGGTCTTCTGTTTTTTATTTCTTCAAATAAATTAACTCTATATAGTATTGTAGTATGGTTAGCTTTTTTTCCTTTGGTCTTGTAGTACTTTGCTATACCTATAAAAGTTTTATTATTTACTTTTCTCATTATATAGTCAAAGAAGGCTCTAGCGTCAACGTGCTTTTGTGTTCTTCGATTCTCGAATATATCTATCTCAGTTAGACTTATTACAAGATTTGCTATTTTATCGTAATCATTCATATTAAAATAAAGTTTTTTCTCTTTTAAGACTTTTGTTAGCTTTGTTATAAATATCCATTAAATACTCTGCTGTATGGTGTTCGTTGTTATAAGCAGACAAATAATTTTCTCTACACATTTTTCTAATTGCAAATAAATTAATTTTTTTATTATCGTGAAAAAATATCTTAGTAGCTCTGACAAATTTCTGTGCAAATAAAGAAGACCTAGAAGGGTATTCATTCATAACATTTAATAAATCAAATATTTTTTTACCTGTATTTACATCTACAGTATATGCCGCAGTTTTTAATTTAGTTTTTAGACTACCAGAAGTCCTTCCTGACATTAAAAGCTCTAAACCATTTGTTGGTTTTAATTCATTTTTAGTTATATTATTCCATTCATTAGCTTGTTTTAATGCTTTCTTAACGTCTAGATTTCCTTTTTTCATTTGATAGTTAGCGTAGTCTAACGCAGTCCAACTAGAACTAGTGTTATTAATATCAATAGTGTGTTTGTCTTTTTTCCAGGCTTTACTAATAATGTAAGGAACTACATATCCTAACTTCTGTAGAGTCCAGAACCTGTGCTGTCCGTCTACAATTTCATTTTCTGTGTTTACTATTATAGGAATTTGGATTCCAATTTCTTTAATACTGTTTTCCAATTTGTTTAATATTCTTTGATTAGGCTCTCTATTAGAGTCTAGTAGTTTAAACAAGTTGTAGTTTTTAGTTTCGTAAATGTTAAATTTTTCTATGTTCATATTATTAATTTTAAAGTGTTCCTTTTATTATGTATTGGTCTATGTCAAAATCTGACTCTATAAATTCTTTGTATATCTCGATACCTGCCATTACTGAAGCTTCTCCTTTTAAGTAGAAATTTTCTGAGCAGTCCCAAACTCCTACGTCTAGATTCTTTTTGTCTATACACAAAAACTTAAAGTCTTTATAATCTACATTGAAAAGTTGGCAATATATGTAAACTTGGTTATAATATCTATATGCGTCTGCAGACTTATAAAAGTTCTTTACGTCTATAGTTGTTTTTAAATCTACTATGCCTCCTTTGTTTTTCAACACGTCTGCTTTACCTCTAAAAGGATAACCATTAATAGTATTTATCATAGGAACTTCAAACTGCGAGTCCTGGATTAAACTAAGTGCTGTCTCATTTCTAAGTAGTGCATCACATAATCTCTCCGCATCGTTCTTCTCTTTCATTGTAAAAACTTGATCGTGAAACTTCTTAGCTTCTTTAAACTTATTAGTGTTCTTACTTTGTACATCCACAAAAACTATATCATTAATCTTTTCTGGTTCTAAGATCATAGTGTGAAACAAATGTCCGTCTCTTAATGGTTGCGTTTCTTTTTGTCCGTACTTAGTTATATATAAATAAGTCTTTGCACTATCTAGAAGAAGTTTAATAGAACTACTAGACAAAGCATTTTTTCCTAAGTATCCGTAGTAGTAATCGTCTGAATACATATTATCTATAACCTCCTGTTTGTTTTCTACTTTACCGTCTAGAAGTTTAATTGAATTTGTCATAGGCTTTGTTTTTATTTTTAAGTAGTTTTATTATTATTTCTTTGTCAGATATTATCTCACATAGTTTTTCGGAATTATCTTTTTCTTTTAAGTATGCGGTTCTAAGACAGTCTATTTCTGCTCTATACATTTCTATTAAACTATCTTTTGCTGTCATAGGTTAGTAAGTTTTTTAAGGTTTACTATTTCTTTTTGCAACTTGTCTACTTTTAGATCTGCTTTTCTTGCTCTTTCTACTGCTCGTATCTTGTCGCTTCTATACTCCTCTACTATTTTATTATGAATAAATCTATCACGCTGCAGAGTATTAGTATAAAAAATAGTTTCTAGAAAAGACTTTATAAATAATCTTAAATCTTTATTAGAACTTTCTTTTTTCCATTTGTTTAAAGTTTCTA